TACTCCATGGTTTTGTTGGGTTCATTTCTTTTTGCCTCCATCTGTTGCTCGGCTCGCTACTATTTAAGTGTTGTCATAGTGCGACTATTATTTTTTGATTATTATGTACTTAGTAGTCGCGACTATATTTTTAGCCACCATCGGCGCATTCGTGAAGCGGCACCCCACTCCTATGAGTATGTAGGGGTATATAACCTTTGCTTTTACCCCCAATAATAGTCGCGACTATTTTTCTGCTTCGCCCTGCATCGGATAGTCGTTATTTTCGGACGGATGCTTCAAGTAGGGGGTGGTACGAGGTCAATTTCAATTAGCGACTAACCGCTGTACTACTCGATGATACAATAGTCGCACCCCCAAAAATAGTCGCGACTAAAAAAATAGGGCGCAGTGATGCGGATAGTCGTTATTATGAGTGGGGGTGTTCCAGTAGGGCCTCGACGCATAATGGGTTTTTATAACGACTATTCGATGTACTGCGTGACCAAAAAGTAGTCGCGACTAATCGCACCCCTATACAACGGTTAGTCCCGACTATTAAACAGGCTTGCAGTAAACCGTTTAGTCGGTATTTTGTCATGGAATCCTCCATCCCCCTACTCAAACCATAGTAGTCGATAATACCGACTAATAGGGGTACTGCGTGATGAAATAGTAGTCGCGCCTAACCGCACCCCGTTCAAACCCCAACGACTATCTTTGGCATCGGCGTAAAAATAATAGTCTCGACTAATGGGGCTAAGGTTTTCACGAAAAAAATAACACCCCGAAAAATAGTCGTTGTGCAAACATTCAAAAAGTAAAACATAATTTAGTCGTTATCGAAAATATCAAAAATGAGTTTTGACTACAATAAAATAGTCGGGACTACTCCCTGCCCCGCCGCCCCCGTTGTAGTCGTTGTTCGTAGTCGTTAAGTACCCGAACCTCGGTAGTCGATAAATACACGCGTGTAAAAATCGGTAGTCGTAGTCGTAGTCGAAGATGCCGTAGTCGGATTATCCGAGCCACCCCCTCTAATAATACACTACGCACAAGAGAAGCGAATAGTCGCGCTACCGAAAGGTTTAAATAGTAGTACATGTATGGATATATAAGACCCGAAGGAGATAACCCAAATGATGCCACCCCACACCCCAAATGAAACCCTAAGCATGAAAGGCGTAGCCTGTCAAAAATGCGGATGCAAGAAGTTCCAACCCATTGGTCACTGCCTTGAGAATGTCAAGTGTGTCCACTGCGGACAGTTCACAATCCTATGGGGTGCCTTGTGATGACCGTCCCTCGCACCGTCGAGTTCCGTGGCTATGACTACGACTTGCACAAAATCTATGCCTGCCCCGACATCGCCGCTCTTGAAGCCTCGCTCGTCCGGCAGTACGGCATCATCGGCCACCGAGAATATCAACGCCGGTCAAAAATCCGAGCCTTCGTCAAAAAGTTCGACCAACCCCTCGGCTTGCGCTTCGCCGTGTACACACGGGAGGTCTCGTGGTGAAATTGGCCGTCCTGCCCTGCCGATTCTGCCCTCTCACCAACCGAGAGCGTGGAAATCTCACCCCAAATCACATCGTCTGCGCCTGCCGAAAATGCGTCGATTCGTGGGCCATCCAGCGTTCTCGCTGGGCCGTTGGCCTCGACCTCTTCGATGAACCGGATGGTGATTCTCAATGAGGCCATCAATCGAAAAATGGTCTGCCGCCAACCTCATCCCGATTTGCATGAAATGTGGTCAACCCTACCGGCCAAATTATGACCGACACGGGCGGCGCACTTCCAACAAATGTGAGAGGTGCCAATGATGGTTCAAATCACCTCCCGCCTGTTCTCGCCGTACCTCCGTGACCGTGCGGAGTCGTACCTCAAAAAGTTCGCCAAGCGAGCCAAATCTCAAACGCCAGTCACATGGCAAATCATCGAAAAAACGCTCGATGAAAAAGTATTCCGGAAAAACAAATCCGGACCATTCCACTCCACCGACGGTTCCCGATGGTCGTTCAAAAAAGTGCCACGAGAACTTCGCCTCACCAGCACCAACCTCACGCATCAGCAACTCACGGCGATAAAACATCACCGACCGCTTCCACCCGAAACCTTTGAGGCTCGCTACAAACCGCATCCGGTGGTTCAAATTATCGTTGACTACGACCCACCGAGCGATTGGCAAGTAGTCGCCGTTTGTGACCCTGCGGACCCCAACAATCCAGCAGAATCCGATGCGATATGGACTCCGATGTTCGGCGAAAAATTGCCCGAAAAAATAGGTCGGAAAAAATTGCCGGTAAAATTCCTTGACCACTGCGACCATTGTGCCTCCGGTACAAGGCGTCGAAAACGCACCCTCGTGGTCCGCTCGCCGAAAGGCTCAACGAAAATCGTAGGCTCGACCTGCTTGCTTTCGTACACCGGAATATCGCCGGACGACCTCGAAAAACTGATGAACATTGCGACTCGCCCACCTCCCGATGAGGCAGGTGGTGGCTACTTCGGCGGTCGTGCCTACACCCTCACGCATCCGACTTCCGTCCTCAACGATTTGGTGGCGGCATACGCTCTCAAAAATCGGGCCTACCGCTCCGGTATGGGGGGCCTGCTTCTCAACGGTGTTGCCGAGTTCCACGGCGATGAAGTCGCTGTCGGCGTTGTCCACATGGAAACGAAAAAGTTCACCGAAACCTTCCGCATAGCAAATGTGTGGCCGAAACGCTTCAAGGGTCTGCACATGATGGCAGACCTCGCCTACCTCGTGGAACACACGCCCGAAACCCAACTGCTCGCACTCTCCTTCGCATCGGCCATCGAAGCGATGAAAGACGACAAGCCAAGCGAATTTTCTCGAAAAGTTCTAACGGTTGCGAAGTCCGGCATGGTGTACAAGAAGACTTGGAATGTGTACGCTGGCGCATCATCCCGATGGCTCAAAACAGTCCACGCCGAATGGTTCGGTGCCGTCGAAGAGGCGAAGCCAAAAGAAACCACCAAACGCCTCCCACATGATGTGGACGAGCGGGTCACGGTGAAATGTCGATTCGTTGAGCAACGCATCACGAAAAATGGCTACACGCTCACGGAATTTGTCACCGAAAAGAACGAGTCAATCATATCTTTCGGGAAATTTGACTACAAACGCTACGACCTCAAACCAAACGACCGCATCACGCTCACGGGTACCGTCAAGCGACACGGCTCCTTCAACGGCAACGAATCCACAACCCTCAACCGGTTGACCTTGGAGGCGAAAGAATGAATTATCGGGAAGGTCAAATCAAGGAATCAAACAACGACGACAACCCAAATCAGAATGTGTGCGCCCAAGCGGTCGCAAAATGGTTGGGTGTTGCCGACAAGGTGCGGTACCTACACAATGTCAACGACATCTTGCGGGCCTCCCGCATGAAGTACACAGTGCGCTCACGCTTGAGCGAAGCCAAAAAATTATTGCCGAAAAAGAAACTCACCGTTTCACAATTCCGAAAAATCGCAAAGGACATATCCGACAAAGCCTACGGTGGAGAACTCCGCAAGGCTGAATACTATTGTCCCGAAAATAAAAAGGATTGGATTCAAGAAACACGCACCTGCTACAATCCAGTTGCGTTCATCATCCGTACCCCAAGACACGCCATCGGCCTTGACGCTGATGGAAAGGTCGTGGTTGACACATCTCCCCGAAAGTCCGACAGGCGAATCGTCACACATGTGTACATGGTTTGCTGGGGAGAGCCTACAAAGACCGAACTCTTTGGAGGTTTTGTCGAATAAGTGGTGAAATAGGGATAGTCGCACCACCGAAGGCTTTAAATACTATGTCGATGATGTATATTTGAAGCGGACAGCCGACACCCAACCAAAAAAACATGGAGATAATAAATATGCAAAAAATACAGATACCGGAAAACATTGAAGACGAATGGTTTGAGGTCACAGACCCCACCCAATTCGTGAGAACCTACAACGCCCTGCGACGACATCGGGCTAAGATTGCCATGTCGCCACGAGAGCATTGGAACCCGCTCAAGAACAGCGTCAACATCAAATTAGGTCAAGGCTACTCGTCTAATGCCTATTGGTTTGACATGACGAACAAGCAGACCGAAGAACTGCTCACCAAACACGCCAACGCAAAACCGCACCGGTTCGCAGATTGTGTCACAACTGCCGCCGTCCGATTCAAGGTTTGCCGATGGCACATTTCCGTTTGGCCGTACCACGAAACCGACGACACTCTCAACAAGGACAACAACTGGGGCGAGTGGTGCGAATGACATTAACTTCTCTTATCGCATCTTACGAACCCAAAGTCTATGTGGCCTGCCTCGGATGCTACAACGAAGGCACCTACAAAGGTAAATGGATGGATGCCGACGAATTGGAAGCCGAATGGGAAAAAGAAAATGGACGACGAGGACGATGCTTCACAAGCGGGTTCTATCCCATGACCGGATGCAAAGAATTGAACCATGATGAATGGGCGATTCACGACAGGGAAAACCTTGTCCCGATGTCCGAAAATCCCGACATTGAGTTCACCCTCGAAATCATGCGTTGCATCGAAGAACACGGTGATGCGTTCCGGACTTGGTTCAAGGACGACGCATGGAATATGTCGCACCTCAAAGGCCAACTTGCCGCAACCTTCCTTGACCGATACAGGGGAGAATACGAATCACCCAAAGCGTTTGCCGAAGAATTTGCCACCGAAGTCGGTTGGATTTCAAAAGACTCCAACAACCCACTGTTCCGCTATGTGGACTTTGATTGGTATTTCCAAGCCGACCTGCGCCACTCTTTCACCTACTCCAACGGCCATGTGTGGTGTTGCGAATGAGTGCTGGTTGTCCCTGCTCAAATTGCCAAGACGGTTGGACTCGCTTCATAGCGAGAATGGGTCGTAAAATGAACATGACTCCCGAAGAAGTCGAAGCCCACTTCAAAACGCTCGATGGAAGCCTGCTGGGGGTGAGCGAATGAGTCACGAAAAATACATCGGTCACTCATCCAGCCGACCTTGCGAATACCCATCATGCACAGTCGTCATTTACGGAAGAAGGTTCGTTATTTACAGTGACGGCACCCTCCCTCGGCTCGCATACGGCATCCGCCTTGAAGTGTGCTACGATTGCCACTCAAAGTTCCATGGGGTGTTTGAATGAGCGCAGAACTCCATGACTACCGCATTCAATGGCAACACTTCCCAAGCGACTCGATACTTGAAACATACATCGACAACGCAGACGCATTGATGCTCGCAAAACACATTCTCAAAATGTCACAAGACTCAACCCTGCTCAAAATGTGGATGGTGAACCAATGAACAGAACAATGGAAGACATACAATGGCGAATAGCATCCGACGACCCTCTTAGTGCGGCATGGGATAGAGAGGATGCTCTCGGTCGTATGCTTGAAGAAGCACGAGAAACAATCACGCAGATGAGAAAACAAATGAAGGAGATGGGACAGTGAAAGAACTCACACTTGATATTCTCTCAAAACTAATTTCCGAGATGATTGGTCCCGAAGAATCCGACGACGGCGTATATCTCACCGACCGGAAGATGTGGGTTTCCGACCTCAAAATCACAAGAATGACCTGCGCCGTGTGCGGTACCGAATTTGTCGGGCCGGACTACAATGTGTATCACATGCTTGCGACACATGACTTTGGACATCGCAAAGAAATGGAGATGGCTGAACTCAACTCCACCATGGGCGACGACGACGAACCACAAGAAGGGGGTGCAATACTTTGACGACAAAACTAAACGCACTGTGCATGGATGAGATGTTCAAACTAATGCGCTACCATTCACGCATCGCAAAGAAGCCCGTTCCTTTCACACGCACCGAATTGTACAATTTGATGGAGCGGGTTTGGCCTTACCTCTCAAAATCACCACTGTACCGCAACTTCCCGACGAGCGGGGTATGGGCGCAGTACATACGCAAGCACAACGCAACCGAAGAAAACACCTCAAGATTTGTTTCGACAAGACTTCACCGAACCGTATTCATAGATGGTATCGAATCACGACAAGACATTCACTGGGCCGTCCACCTACCCGCACAGTACGCAGGGCACGGAGGCTCTCAGTGAAATGGTATAGGAGCGGATAGTCGCACTACCGATACCTTTAAATAGTATGAGGTAGTAGTTAATTTGTAGGCGGAACAAGCCGACAAGCCGACAACGCACTACACCCCCCCAAAAAACAATGAAAAAAAATGGAGATGAAAAAAATGAGCAGAATGATAGCCGCATATATGACGATGGGTCAACAGGCCCGTGGAGATAACACCGCCGAGGTACTTGCCAATGCTGGCATGGACTTTGGTGTGAAGACTGAACCGCTGTACACAGCACAGGGCCGAGAAGTCCGAAGCAAGTTCCAACGGGTCGCAAGAACAGACAATGACCACACGCTCGGAGTTGTGGGTAAAACCTACAACCCCCTGCAAAACAACGAATTGCTTGCGATGGCCGACACCCTTGTGGGTACCGGCGAGATTGAATGGGACCGAGTTGGAATGATTGACGGAGGCTCAAGCCTCTATGCTTCCTTCGCCCTGCCCGACACCTTCCGCATCGACGGATGGGATGATGTGAACCAATACATTTACCTCACGAACGCCCACGACGGCTCTCAAGGGGTACGGTGTGTCCCGACCAATGTTCGCCTTGGCTGTACCAACCAATTCCGCCACGCCATGTCAAGCCTCAAGCGGGCTGGCATCAACCCTCGTGACCTCTCAATCCGGCATTCTTCAAAGATGCACGACCGGCTTGCTGAAATGCGACACGCCATCAAATTGACTGACTCGCTCAATCAAAACTTCTGCGACACCGCCACCGAACTGATGGCCGTTGAGATGGATGCCGTTGACAGGGCCGAATACTACATCGACATTCTCGGCCTCAAGACCGACGAAAAGTTGCGTGATGGCGAAAATGAACACGGCCTCAAGACCCGTGGGTTCAACACCATGAACCACCTTCTCGCCCTTGAGAAGTCCCGCACGAACAACACCTCGGCTATGCGTGACACCGCTTGGCAGTCGTTCAATGTCGTCACCGAATACATCGACCACGCATGGGTCCACGACGCCGCAGGTACCGTGAACCAAAAGCGTGTCGAATCCGCCGTCCTTGGCGTCGGTTCCAACACAAAGGCAAAAGCATGGGACTCGGTGGTTGCCCGAATCATCGCTTGAGTTGCCGATGTGACCGTGAATGACGGCCAGCCGTAGTGCTTGCCCGACACCAACACATTCCAAACACAAAAAAAAACAATGGAGGAAAAAATATGAAAACAAAAGAACATAAAACAAGCGAGATACCGACTACCGAAATGAACTGTTGGGGCTATCCCAACGACAACTGGGTCTTCGTCGGCTACACCAAAAAAGGCGAAACCGCATGGTGGGTGAAAGCATGAATCCACCCTACACCATCACCCACTCCATTTGGAGCAACTACTACGATGTTCAAATGTCCGGCAGAATCAACATGGTGATGCACCCAAGTGTCATTTACTTCCGTGAACACGACGCTTGGCAGAAATCATTCGACCACTTTGAAACAAACGCTCAAACAGACGACCTTGTTATTGAGGTGAAAGTATGACACTGACAAACATTGAACGCATCCCGACCCACTTTCTTGACTGCTCCCACCTACTTCGGGAAAGCAAAAAAGTTATTTCCGGAACATCAATTTACTACTTCGCACAGATTGAAAAAGTCGTGAACTACACCGCCGTCGTCGGCCCCAAATCCATCGCAGAAGCGAAGAAGTGGGTCGAAGAATCAGGTTGGGGTTTTGGAGAACACTACGAATGCAAAGACAGCGGATGGATTTACCACTCATACGAAGAGAGGGAGTTCGACGGCTACGGTCCAGTACGCCTTGAAGCCCGTGCCAAGTTCTCAAAGTGCGGATTCTTTGGCATGTCGATGAATCCACCAGTGCCAACTACCGATGCCGAGAAGCAAGGTCAACGCTACCTACCCGGAAGTACCGGATTTCAGATGAAAGAAGGACTGACAACTCGTGACCGAGGTTCATTCGGTATGAATAAGGACAAAAGCCCATACATTCTCTTCGACACCTGCGACAGACTTGTTGACGGAAAAGAGCAGAATGTCTGTAAGAACTGCGTGAGAAAACTCCAAACAGGCTGGCGTATGCTAAAAACAAAGGAAGTTGATGCTTGATGGCGATTGGTGACAAAAGCAAGAGGCGGCGAACTCAAATCACAGACCGACTTGTTATCGCCCTAACAATAACTGACAACGCATGGGCATCCACCCGTGAGTTGACGGGTATGCTTCTCGACAACAACACCTTGGCCGATGCTGAAAACAAGCGACTGCGAGATAGACAGACAACTGCCGCTCTTCATTCAAGCCCTGTCTCCCGCTCCAAACCACGCCATGTCACAATGCGCTACCTACCGACCTCTCTCCAACTTGCACAGTTTATGCGAATGGACGAAAGGTTTGAACAACGACAGGCTGGCAAGTCCAAGGAATACCGACTACTTGAGGTGACGGCGTGATACAAGTTCAATGCACGAAGTGTGATAGAATCAGCGAAGCACCACACGCCAACTTCACTTTCATTATGTGCCAAGTATGCACTACCAATGGCGACATTGGTTTTATGAAAGTCGTGGAGGTGACGGCGTGAAAGACTACCCACACAACCTCAAAATACAATACCCCGAAAACCATTTGTTCAAAAGTCCAATCTTGGTTGCTTTTTCGGACGACCCGCACAACACAATCACATTCTTTGCTGGGTTTGGTTTCCCGTGGAAAATCTCATCCTCCGTTGAATTCGCCAAAATACTTACTGTCGGAGAAGTCAACGCCGGTCTTATTGTAGCCGCACTACTCCGAGAATACGAACTTACTTTTACCGTTATGGAAATGAGTGATGCTATCAAACATGACTACTCGTGTTCAATATGCGCTTACTCGTGGAGCATCCAAGACCGTGAATACGCCTCCGCCGTTGACGGAGGCGTTCAGCCTGCCTCGACCTATCCCTACATCACCCGTGACCAACTACCCATTGGTTCACCCTTCCACAACTGCTCTCCGGAAGAAAGAGAAGAACACATAAAAAGAATCGTTGGTAGCCGAATTTGTGCAAACGAAAGTTGCCACAGTCTTTCATGCGGCTCCGAAGAATGCCGAATCACCTCAAGAGGCAGGGGAGCGAAAGTTTGCATCCCTTGTCGCAAAGCCCAAAGCACCCGAAGAAACCGACGGGGGCAATAGCCCCAAACACCAATAGTCGCAGTACCAACAGGTTTAAATAGTAGGACAAACTACTTAATTTGTAGGCAGACAACCCGACACACCCCACACAAAAACAATGGAGATACACACATGAAACCAAACACAGATACAATTGACGCAACACTACGCAAGTACGATTATACCGACAACCTTGCTCGGTTCATCGAACGAATGAACACAAGAGGTTTCGTTATCGCTCGCTTCTTCACCATGCCCGACGGTTATGACCTTATGCACACCATCGAAGACAACACCCTTGACTGCCACGAGATTGCACACCAAGCACTCAACTACGAACATACCAACATCACATTCCAATACGGAATACGACACGAAGGTGTGATGGAACCGAACGGCTACCGACAGACCATCAGCGTTATGATGACAGGCGACCCGTGGTGCGATGTAGTACCAATCAACGATTGGTCTTTCAGCCACCAACACCCCGACGCAGTGAAAGAAGAAGTCAACAAACTTCGCACCGAACTGCTGTCCGACGACGCACTTCAAGCAAAGTTGGAGGAATCCCAATGAACACCGTCATACCCATTGAAATCGACGGGGCCATGTGGGATTTGGTCATTGACCGAACATCACAGCACACCGTTGAATCAGCATCGGGGAAAGTTGTGGTTGCATTCAAAGCAACTCTCTATGTCGCAAACTCGGAGGTTTCACAATGAGCGTGATATTCGTCCCAGCACCACGAGTCCGTGTGAAGAACGGCTCGACCAACTGCCCCAACCGCCTTTGTCCCGAAGAATCCCTCTCCCTTTCGTGGCACATCAACTTCAACACCGACAGCGATGGCAAAGTCCCTTGCTTCCAATGCAATACCGTTATCGGCGAGGTGATTCACGAATGAACATCTTCGCACTTGACGAAGACCCCTCCATGGCGGCTCGCATGGTATGTGACCAACACGCAAGCAAGATGTGTGTTGAAAGCGTACAGATGCTCGTTTCGGGCCTGCTCAACAACGGCGCACCTGCTGACCGAATGCCCCTCACCAAGTCAACCTCCAAGCCCCACAAGGGCGGCTACCGGAACCACCCAGCAACAAAGTGGGCATCGGAAAGCGATTCAAATTGGATTTGGCTTTACCAACACGCCCAAGAACTATGCAGGCAATTCAAAGTACGATTTGGCAAAGAGCATTTCGCTGGCGAACAACTGACAGAATTGCGAAGAGCAGTGGTGTGGGCGGACTACCTACCCGGCACCACGCACCCCTCACCCTTTGCCCGTTGCCTCAACCAATCCAAAGGACGCAACCTCGACCTTCTTTGCACCGAAACATACACCGATGTCGAAGCCTACCGCATCTTTTATATGCGTGAAAAGGCTGGCTTTGCTTGTTGGGAGAAAGGTGTTGAGGCACCGACTTGGTGGCACCCTACGGCCACCCACTACATCGAAGAGGAATCACAATGATACCAAAGATTCACTACAACACCTATACCACCGAACTCCCCCAACTTGAGGAAGTAAAGCCGTGGCAACTCGATGAACACGGTGAGCCGAATGTCAACGATTTCATCATCAGCGACCCTTGCTACTACATCAAAGAGTCCGAGTGGCAAGACTTCTGCAAGGTGTGGAATGCCGCAACCGAAGGTCAAGGCTACGGCTCCAACATTGTCAAGTGGAAGGGATTCAAACTCATTATCCAATCGACAGGTGGCGACGGTTCATGGTCATACACTGACTTAGAGCAGACGGGTTGGCATAGTGCTGGCAACAGTCATTGTGCTGACACAGCATCCATTTGTTGCATCCCCTTTGCTCTTTGTGACACCAACCCCATAACGAATTATGAAGGTATGGGCATCCTTGGTCACACTGACTACGGTATGAAGGACTACCCCAAAATCACTTCCGAGGCAGGCTACAACGGAGTCGGTGAACCATTTGCTATTGACGGAAAAATACAGAATGGCTACACTCTTTGTTGTGGCCAATATGTGGACGACGACCAATTTGAGTGGTGTGACAGCGGCTCGTGCGAAGGTTGTTGGTCTTGCTTTGAATGCGACTGTGAGGATGATGAAAAATGAAAGGAATGATAACAACAAGACAGATGATAGCGTACACTAAATGGGTACACAGTACCATGAATGAACTGTACGGTGAAGATATGACAGTCGATGACTTCCGTGAGTATGTGCGGAGTCAACTTGACTATTGGTTGGAAGCAGAAGAGGTGGGCGCATGAAGAAAAGAATAACCTGCACAAACAAACGCCACTGCGACGGTATTCAGTTCAACTTGAGCATCGACAGAAGTGATGAGAGAACCTACCTCATCGCAACCTGTATAACCTGCGGTACCTCAATGAAATTCACACAACGCAAGAAAAGTTTGGGGGGAATATAAAGTGGCTACGAGAAAAAGTATGCCGAAGAATTTTGCCCTCAAAAGGAGAATCGTTGAAGTGTTAAAGACCACGGACGACAGGGTTGTTTCCGCCAACGAGTTGGCAAACCTTGTCAAACAGTCGGGACTCTCACAGACCTATATCCCTAACTCAAATGGCATCGGACAAATCGTGCGACAGATGAAGAAGGTTGTAGGCTACAAGACCATGAACATCAAAGGTGACAAAGGGGAAACATATTTCTGTAAGGGGTATTATCTTGAGAGTGAGGCCGCTTGGGAAAAGTGGGTCGAACTCAAGGTGAACTCGAATTGATTATTGGAAATTGGTTATTCTGTCGAACAAGTGATTTGAAAGTCACTTTCTATTATCCTTATTCTAAGAAAGGAAAGAACCGAGTGTTCCAGCCTTACTTAGGTATCTCAACGCCATCGGGAGAAGTCCTACTGCACGGCAAGAGAGCGTTGTGGTCACTGTTGGATTCACTTCATCCCAACAACCCCCTCCCCCGAAATCCGGTAAATAATGACTTGAAACAGGCTATCATCGGACACAGAACTACACAAGGGTTGCTAAGTGACTCCGACGCTTGGCCTTATCTCCGAATGCAAATACGAAATGGTGAAGGTGAAGACCAAAACGAGATAACGACTAAAGGTATTTTTGTGCTAAGTGTTTCTCCTTCGGCTTCGGAAACAGAAGTCACCCCTAATTTACTACTACTTGAAGCGGAACACAAAAATTCGTACAGTATTCCGCTAACAATACGCACGAGAACGAAAACAAAAACAATACCCTCATTAGTCATAACTTTAGAGGGAGAAGAAGATTTTAAAGTGGTTGTCACCGATAGTATAGGGGGAAATCATATTGTTTTTTCCGTGATAGAAAAAAACGGCTCCGGATTCCGACCAAAAAGACATGAAGTATTTCCGGTTTCCAACATGAGTAAAGTCAGTAAAAATATCGGGGAAAGGCTCAAAAATCTTTCCGCAATCAGCAGGCAAAATGTTATTTTTCCCACAATGAAATCTCTCCCTAACGGAATGAGGTTCACAGAACGAGATGATTTGGAGTTGCGAAGGTTTCAAACTCTAAATTGTTTTTCCTCTTTAAGCGACTCACAGAAAGAATAAAACGCTACACTGAGAGGTTGTTTCCTAATTCTTTCATTTATTCATAGAGGTTTGATAGGCTCTCTCTTATCTTAACTACTACTTTTTCTTAAACACCTATGAAACAAAAAAAGAATTAAAACATTGGGGCGCAGTACATCGTTTATTTAATTCTGCGAATCCCGAAACAACATAATCAATTCCTTTATAGCCCTACAACGCTACCTCAAGATATGGGCACCAATAGAACCAACAGCAGACTCCTTGAGAGAGTATGGACATTCATGGACAACCACGGTGACGCTATGAGAAGCGACATTATCCACCAACACCTTCTCGGTGTGTATGGACCCAACGCCGTGTACTCCCAAGCACAGATGACTCAAACTCTCATCAAGTGTGGGTTGTTCCGTCGGGTCGGTTGGATGAATACCAAGACCGAACAGATGTACCCGACCAAAGTCGCCGCACGAGAACTTCAACAAATGGGCATCCCCAACACACACTTTGTATGCGTCTTAGAGGCCCGTAAAATCGAAGACATTTGTGCGCCTTACCTTGACCCTACCGCACACCCAATGCGGACCTACAAGAGGCAACCAGCCTTCATTAGAGCGGCCTGCGAAGTCCTACGAGGTGAACAGTGATGCCTCACCTTCAACACGGCTCGGTTGACCTGTTCTTCAAAGATACATTCCCATCAAAGCAATTCAAGAATGTGTACTTTTATGTCGAAGGCGAGTTCGGTTTCATCCCACTCATCGTCGGCAAGTCCATCGAAGCCAACGGTACGCACATGGCAGACATTCTATCCCGCTACCTCAATGTTGAGTCCTTCAATCGTATTCCTAACACCAACTCCCCTTCTTGGAGAATGACCGCTGTCAAAGACGATACTATCTTTATCGCAATAACTAATTGGTACCCCCACAGTGATGGAAGAGGCGAACCCAATCCGGACTTGTGGAAAAACTCCTACCCGATTATGCGTGACCTTCTCTTGTTCCTTAAACAGCGAACCTGTGAGAGTGTGACATTCATAACAAGCATGAACATCTTGGACAATGAAAAACAACAGCAGTTGCTCGTAAGCAACCAACTCCCCGAAGGCGATGAGATGTACCTTGCTTTGCCTGCTTGGTCGTACACGCACTTCGCTGAACTCATGGGTATGAAGTCCGAGGTTATGTGCATCACACAAGACGAAGGTCTGTTCATCGACCCACAAGCACTCGGTATGGTCGTCGCACATTTTGTGTACCACAACTTCCCGTTCGATACCGACAAGATGGACAACACCATTCAAACACTCAAAGCCCTTGAAGACCAACTTTCCGAACAAGCGTTCGATGAAGACTCGACCATGGGGGAATGGGTTTGACTCGTATTATTGACCGAATACTAAACTTCGCAAAGGCGAACTACTATGTCGATGTGGAAGATAAAATACCTATCTTCGTCACCTCGATTGGGGCGCACATCTTTAACGCAATCAACAAGTGTAGCCGGTGCGACTTCGACCCGTTGCACAACGCAGACTTCAACATACCTGCTTGCCCACTGCGACACGACTTCGCACCAATTTACACACCAATGTCACAACTCGCCGACACACGGGTTCACATCTTGATGCGTGGTGAGAAGGGTTCCGGTAAAAGTATGCTCATCAATATGTTCCTCGCAGAAGGTACCGGACTCCTGTACACACCAACCGCATTTGAAGATGGGTCCGGCTTCCGTACAATGCTTGGTCCAAACTCCGTCACCGAGGCCGGTATGTTCGGCTCCGTCGATGAAGATGGCAACATCGTAGGTCGTCCACTCGCTCGTGATATGTGCGGAGGCTTCCTCGGCTTTGAAGAATCATCCAGTCTCACCGACGCAAACAAGAAAGACCACAGTGTTGACATGAAGAATCAGTTGCTCACTTCCCTCGACAACGGACGAGTTGAGAAGGCAATGAGAAGTGGTAGGGTTCAGTACAATACTCGCTATACTATGTGGGGTGGTACTCAGCCATCTCGTCTCGAAATGGAGTCCGGTCTTGACCGACGGCTCTTTATCATCGACATTGACATGAACGCAGAAAAAGAGGCGGCGTACAAAATCGCCCAACACAAGCAAGTCAACATGACCCGTGAAGACCGTGCTATTCTTGCCGAAGAAGTCATCCACATTCGCAATTGGATTAACACACGGATGCTCGACGCAATCTTCGACCCTCCGAGTGGTGTACACTTCGCCGAAGACTTGGGTGACTGGCTCAACCGTCCGGACATTCGTTCTTACGAGTCCGACTTGTTCCGACGCATCGCAATCGGATATGCGATGATGTGTGATGAATGGGTGGGGAATAAAGTTCTTGAGATAACTCTTGACCCAAAACTACTTAACATTCTTGAGTGCGCTCTCGTTATGCGTCGCTCCGTCATGGAGTCCGATGCTCGCCTCATCAAGGATGCGTTTTGGATGCAAGACATAACCAAGTCCACATTGCTCAAAGAGATTGCTCGCATCATCACCGGCGGTGACTACACAGCGGCTAAGAGATGGATTGACGACAACCTCGTCAGTCAACCATGGTACTGTGAATATACCCCCAAGACTAAGGGGCGAGGTCGCAAGGGTGTCATGTGTCGAATCGGTACCATGACCGACCCAGCACAAATCGCACAGAAGTGGGGGGTGGAAGACGATGAGAACGATGAGTGAAATTGAACAGCGGCTTGCCAGCGAAGGAAACGCCTTGAACATAGAAACCCTACGATGGGTTCTCGATACGCCCTTGTGCCCCATGTGTGGTATCAGCAATCGCAAGGAATTGGAAGTCTCCATCCACAAGGATGAAATCAGCACCGCCTACCTTGAAGAGAAATACTCGTGGACGGTTGGGACGGTCATGGCTCACATGGAGCATCATATCAACTACGACCCCGAACAAGCCAAGCACATCGAAGATATGCGATACGAAAGCATTAACACCCTCGATGCGGCACAGGATATTGTGGGTCGCCTCTTGGGGTGGCTCGATGAGTTGGAAGCCGTGAAAGACAGTACCGGAGGAATCACATCGGAATGGGTCACTGACGCATCCAAACTCGTCGCCCAAGCCAACACTTCCCTACGACTTGTCGGTATGCTCAAGAAGGAGATTGGTGTTGACTCACAACTATTGTTAGCGCAAAAGCAAATGGATGGGGTCATGGGTGTTCTTGTGAATACGCTTCGTGATGAACCGAAACTCTTGGACATGATTGAATTGAAAGTGGCGGCACTAAAGCCACCATCGAATACTGTTGATGTTGATTGGGAGGACTGAATATGCCGGAATGGAGAAATGGGTCACGGCGAAGTCTATTCGCTCGTCGGATTATGAAAACAGAATACCCCCAATTGTTTGATGCTATGAAGGAACATGGTTTGGTGTGCCTCATCGAAGAGAGCGGTTTGGTTTGGTGGTTCGGTGAATACAAAATACAACCACACGAAGTCAAGCGGGTTTGGAATATCACTACTGACCAATACCCACGAATACGACAGTTCATTCTTGAACACAATCCTTTCGGTGGTGACTATGCAGGGAATAATTATCTTAACGAGTGATGAACGGGCGTACCGAACCGGAGTTGTCGTCGAAAGTCGTGGTATCAAATTCCCTCCCGTAGCACCCGACACAACCTACATCGTGCATGGTATTAAGATAACCGAAAAAGAAATTAAGAGGTGGGTCGAAGTTGTTTCTTACCGCATGGTTTTTGTTGTTGATAAAATTCCTAAATTATCGAAAGATATTAAGGAACAAATAATAATAGACAAGTCACTGAAAATAGGTGGTGGGTTCAAGCAAGAGATTGAGATGTTGTTCCGGTGGGACGACCGCACAAGAGTCTTCAAACGAATCCAATCTAACCTACCAATCCCTCTCGCATTGTCATTCCTTCGCAAGAATAAAGTTGAGGAAATAGAACTGTGGAGACTTTTGTCGCTAACCAAGTTCACCCTCCCCGCAATGTATTCCGAAGCCGTACTCGTGTACGGGTTGAAGCCATCTAAGGCTCGCTGGGAATGGCCCAGCAAGAGCAAGAAGGCCGAATCCCCTCCCGATGGGTTCCGTTCAAGTGATTTGTATTGGCGTGAAATTATCTCTCTCGATGTTGAGGTACGCAACGAGTTGAGAGTCAAGTCTAAAGAACTGCCAGTGGGCGTCAAGAAAACACAAGAGAGCATTTTGCGGTGGATATGATGATTGATTGGGATATGATTTTTGTCACTATACTATTTGTAGGTTTTTGGTATTCATGCACTGTGTACTGCGAAAATTTGGAACTGCGAGCGGTGGTACACGCAAAGGAAGTGGTTCAAGACCAAGAATACCTTGAAGAGTATCACCCTGCCGATGCAACACAGGAAGCGACACAGGCCGCAGTCACGATGGATGCGCTGATGTGGTATGACCTTTAAGTGTTAGGACAAATCTAAAAGGGTCGGAGTTGTGGCAACATTATGAGCGCAACCAATCGTCGGATTCGGCGAACCATACTCGACCTTCTTTGGGACAACGGACCAATGACGAAGGAGGATATGGCGGTGGAACTCGGAGATAAAAAAGGGATTAAAAGAATACCCTCACCACACTCCTTGTCTGCGTTGTTGTGTAAATCCCATTCCGTTATCACCGTCGGCAAGCGTAAGGTTGAGAATCTCGTCGGCAACAAATCCCTCCATTCTCTTTACGACTTGGATAGGGAAGTAGTTTTATCGAAGGCGGATATTATTTACATTCGTGAACCTTCGACAATGACCCCAAAGGAAAGGGCGAAATCTCGCAAATGTGAATCATGCGGACGAACTCGTATCTTCCCACCCGATTGTGAAGAATGTCTTCACTGTACTCGCATACCTCGATAGTCGCACCACCGAAACCTTTATAAGGCTCGGCGTGTATGTATATTTAGAGGCAGAAGAGATGAAGGCTAAGACAGTGACACATGTTGAATATGAGATTTTGAAAGAGGTATTGGAAAACATACCATTGAACGAAGTCGAAGCCACCATGGTCAACGATACCGTGACCGAGAAACGATTCACCACAGCGGCCAAGAATGTCGCTGGTTTGATTCGCAACCTTATGACCCGTCGCCAACACCGACTGCCTGCTAAACACCCACAATACAAACAAAAGGAGGAATTCAAATGAACAATGTCACACTACACCACTACTCCGGCCAAAACAACAATGGTGGCGGACGATTCATTTGCTCCGAGTGCTACAATGAAATGCACACAGAATACGGTGAACCTTCTTGCGTCCACCGCAAACTTTCGCAGTACAACCCAATCATCGACTGGGAAGGGGTCAAGGATTGGATTGACGCCATCGTCGCCGATTTCAACCTCGGTCCACATACCGCGACCTTGAGTCCGCAAGGCCACACTCTCGACTGGCAACTTCGTGACACTCGACTGCTGTCCCAATTGTTGGTAAACGAACTTAGGACTAAAGCCGAAATAGAATCCATTTTCGCACAAGCAGGTCGTAGCCTACCACGGAATGTCTTGGACACCCAACGACTTCACCTTCTTAGGCAATCTTCAATGCAAAAGGTCAGTGCGTTGGAAGGACTCATCCAATTCGGGGTGAGGGAATGAGTGTTAAGCGAAGTCCATTTAAGGTTGGGCAAAAACTAACTGTTGCTGAAATCTCGTCACAGGCTGGACGAACCACCATCCCCTCCAAGACCGGAGGGTTTGTTATCACCGAGGTACAGAAGCACAACAACGCATCCGGAGCCTACCAATACATCGCACAGTCCGTCCGCAGGGTCGAAGGGAACAAGGTCGAATGTTGTTGGTTCGTCACCTTTCCCGCTCTCAAAGGACGGAAGACTCGCAAGGCATACCCGTCTGCCTTCCGCTTGCTCGTGGCTACGCCCCAACCCAAGCCTTATATGCCTCGGAGTGAAAGGGAAGTTGTGGACCAATCCGAACTTTCCAAGACTGTCACCGCTGGTGATAAAAGGAATAAGAGAATTGTACTCGCAGACTTTTTGGAGGAATGAACATGGTGAAAACAACAGAACTTAAGCGGAAGACATGGTATGTCATGGACAGTGTGACAGAAAAGAAGTTCCCATTCCCTTCGGAGTTGGACTGTGCGTATTTCATTAACATGGTTAATGCGTTCTTTCCCGAATACTGTCGGACTGCAACCGAACTCTATTATTATTGGGAGGAATGAAAATGCAATATCTTACACTTATGCAAATCACAGAAGAAATGAAGTACCTACAACGATTGAACTATTTGTCGTTCGGTAAATTGTTTTACGCTGGCGACAACGACATGAGATATGTCGAAACAAAGTGGAACTTTTTCAACGAAAACCCACTACGATTCATTTGGTCTTCCGACACAAGGTCGTTGCGAATCATGGCTCACTACATCACCGCCTGCAAGAACAACGAGTCCACCCATCCGGACATTATTCTCGCCGCTGTTGCCTTTGACATTGAAGCCGATAAAAAGAAATTGGAGGAATGAAGAATGAACTACCTTGAACTTATGAAAATGACTGACGATATGAAATACCTCCAACGGTTGAACTTCGTTGAATTCGCACGACTGCTTCATTCTTACGAAGAAAGGCTCGATTATCTTGAAGTCAAATGGGACTTGTTTCAAAAGGACTTGATACAATACCTTTGGTTGGCTGATACCAAGAAGTTTCGAGTCATAACCCACTTCATCGACGCCTGCAAGAACCGCACCGACACCAATCCGGATATTATTCTCGCCGCAGTAGCAGAAGAAATGAACAACATGAATAAAGGTGAGTAAATGTTTGCTCGCTTCACTCGCTTTATTGTCGTAAAAGAACTTCGCAAGAAGAGCATGAATTTGTGTTCTCTATGCGACGAAGTTATCATTCATGTTGACGAGAGTGCTTGCCTCCTTTGTACACTCGACGCATCTTTTGGTTTGGAGTTGGTTCGATGAAGTGCCAACGACCAAGGGCACACAACCCTCAGTTTGAGGGCAAGGTACACTGCAAGGCTTGTGAGGCAGAAAGAATCATCAAGGAAATAACAGGTGAGGGACAATGAGTTGGGCCACTCGCTACCGACCAAAAGGTCTTCACGGAATAGTAGGTCAACCCGAACTCGTTGCCGAACTAACCCAAATACTCATAGGCGAAATGCCAATGCAACACTACTTGTTCAACAGTCCAAGTCCGGGTACCGGAAAGACTTCCGTGGCCCATGCTCTCGCAAAAGACATGGGTTGGCAACTCATCACTTTCAACGCATCTTCCAAAAGGGAGCGGGGTATTGAGTTCGTTGAAGAAACGCTCATTCCCATGACCCGCAGTGGTATTAAGGAAAGAATCTTTTTGCTCGATGAAGCAGACCAACTGACCGATGCGGCGCAGGGTGCGCTCAAAGGTGTTATCGAAAACGCCTGTGGTCATTTCATTCTCACCTGCAACCGACTGCCGAAGGTTTCTCGTTGGCTACAAAGTCGTTGCCAAGTTCGTACTTTTAACCCAATACCACATGACGATATGGTGGACAGGTTGTGTGAAATCGCAGTACATCACGGTACTGCTTCCAAGACTTCTGTCGAGGTTATAGCAAGGGCACACGAAGGCGACCTCCGCAACGCCATTGGTGCCCTGCAAACATACTGCGGGATGACGGGTCGAAGTGCCGAATCATTCCTCGATGGTTTGACAGCACCATACATCGACTTCTCAAAATTCCTCATGGTGTGCATCCGTGACAGTGACTACGAAGTCGCAGTCAATATGTTGCGAGGTGATGTGAAAAGCCAAGTGCGGGCCTGTTTCAAGTTCGCCGTTAATTCACCCGCAAAAGTAAAGTCCAAGATGCAAGTTATTGAAGCGGCTATTGTAGCCGAGCGTGACTTGTTGAGTGGTGTGGATGAGGAAGTGGTGCGCCATAACTTCGTCCGTATGTTGGTCGGTGGGAGCCAATGACAACCTTTATATCCCCCCAAATACAGCACAAGATACAGGAGAATTAAAAATGCCAACCTACGATGAAATGATGAAGAAAGTGGCCGCACAGGTCAAAACAGACGAAGCGACCCTCTCGGCAAAGGCCGACGCAATCCTCGCCCAAGAAGGCGCAGGTTGGGAAGCATCCGGTAAGAACGAAGAGCAACGCAAGACACTCGCACTGCGAGTTGCCGCTCGACAACTTGTTGCCGCAAAAGCAAAACTGACCCGAAGCGGAGCAACTTCCTACGAAGGAATGTTTGTCCATGTGCCTCGTGAAAAGGATTGGGCTAAGATGGCTTTCAACAAGATGAAGAAGCAACTCCAAGCAATGCCGGACATGGCTCAACGCTTGGCTCTTGTCGGTCAAGGTGCTCTTGTGCTTTACGAGAACAACCATGACGGAACCTTCACCCGTCACGCCAACCCCTCCCTGCTCAACCGACAGGCGTTTGAAGAAGGTACTCGTTCCGACGAAATCACTGTTCTCCCACCACGCCAAGTTCCTCTTGATGCAAACACCGCCTTCTCTCTCGTTTGGGATAAGGCTTCAACTCACTTTGCCAACGGCAATGAGAACTTCAAGTACGGTGCCAACCGACCTCTTGAAGAACCCGACCGCTCCTGTTTATTCCTCGGTCGCAAGGCTGGAACCAACGACGAGCCGAGCATCCTCGATGTTCGCTTCAACGGTGCGCTCGCAAAGACCACATGGCCCACCTTCCTCACCGGTAGTATTGGCCTTAAACCTGCCAACCGTGAAGGGATGGCTTACGGTACAAAGGTCACTGAGTTCACTGCTGACCCTGCACTCTCGGAAATCTTCACCGCACCACCTCTCGCTCTTAGCGAAGACGGTGCTCCCTACGGACTCGTTGCTGATTGGCTCGGTGACACCCTCATGTCTTCTCTCGACAAGTGTCACGAAGCATACGCCAAACTCGACACAAAGGCTCAGTGGAACACCACCTTCGGAACCGTTGTCGAAGTCGTACACATCGACCCTCGTGAAAAGGGTGGCTTTATCCTCACTGTTGCGGACGCCGATATTATGTCGGAAACCCCACCAATCGAAGTCTATGTCGGTGCCTCGGAAGAGAATGCTGTTGACTTCGGCGTTGGCTCGGAACTTGTTATCATCGGTGCCCCTTGGGTCACTCGTGACGGCGAGGCTCGCTTTATGACCTCCGGCTGGTGGTGCTACAACGCAGTCAAGCCTTTGGTTGACACTGACGGTGGCGACGACGGTTGGGACTGAACCCGACAAACTTTTGGAGGTAAAGTGAATGTCAAATGTTGTACACCGATGTGAGTCCAAAGAGGCTTTAGTGGAGGCAATCGGCCTTGTCGCCGATGCGGTCGAAGGTACGCTGGGACCGATGGCGAGAACAGTTCTCGTCACCCATGCCGACCGACCACCCTCGGTATTGAACGATGGCGTGAAGATTGTATCTTCCGTCAAATCCGACAAACCGGCGGTACAGGCGGGCGTTGAGTTGTTCCGCCAAGTCGCACTTGAGGCACAACAGGCATCCGGCGACGGTACTACAACGGCAACAATACTTGCCCGTGCAATCTGCGACGCATACGCTGAACACCCCAACATGGTTGAGGCCGTCGTTGAAATCGAAGCACTCACCATACAGACGATAAAACACATACAGTCCCACTCCGAAGATTTGGACTTCGACACCGACGACGACGAAGAACTTGAAAGGTTAGAACAGCGGTTAAAGTTCGTCGCTACTGTTGCGGCCAACGGGGATGAGAATATCGGAGAACTTATTGCTGAACTCTTTTTGGAACTTGGTGCTGACGCACTTGTCAATCTCAAGGTTGGTTCGGATGACCACTGTACATGGGAGAATGCCGTAGGAAGTGATATTCCCACAACATTTGCTTCCCCGATGTTCTGCAATACGAACAAGCGAACAGTCGAATATCACAACCCACTGTTTATTTTGACACAGGCCGTGATTGAAGACTTCGATGATTTGACCCCTGCGCTTGAAGTCGCAGTGACCGAAAACCGACCCCTCATCATTGTCTGTCAAGACATTAAGGGGGTTGCCCTGTCTAACCTCATCGCCAATCATGTTGGTGGTGTTGTCAAGGCTTGTGCCATCAAGGTACCACACGCTGACCCGTTGACTTGGCTTGAGGATATTCAAGCCCTTGTTGGAGGCAAGATGTTCTTCGACGCAGACGGCCACACCATCGCCGATGCTGTCGCCGGAAAGTCTATGTTTGGTTCTGCTGAACGAATAAAAATTGACGAAAAAGGTTCAATCATTGTTGCTGGTGAAGTCGGTAGGGATTTGTTGCCTGCTCATCTCGACGGGTTGAAGTCACAGGCCGAGGTAGTATCGCATTCTTTTACAAAGGAAAAACTACTTACTCGTATTGCTCGCTTGGATTCCAAGATGGCTTCAATTCACATCGGTGGTTTCAGCGAGGCTGAAATCCGTGAAACAAGGGAACGGGTCGATGATGCGGTCAACGCAACCCGACTTGCTATCAAGGGAGGCATCAGCCTCGGTGCTGGTGTGACCCTCGCACGACTGACTACCGTCACCAATGGTCAAGTCGTGTCACGCAACGAGCGATGGGAAAAGGTTCTCCTTGAGCCGGTTCGTGTGCTGACCAAGAATGCTGGTAGTGAGCAATCGCTCGCAGATATTAGGAAGTTATTCGTACAGAAACACTACTACTCCAATTTGCACAGGCCGGACTTCCATATCGAAACACAAGACACTTGTGATGTGTACGACGCAACTCTAATTCTCATTAACTCGCTTAAGGCGGCTTCGTCAATCGCTCGGCTCATGCTGACGACTGACAAAATCATTTTGGCGGGTGAGTGAGTACCTTTATAACCCCACAAGGGGAGGCAATAACATGGCATGGAATAAACCTACAACAGAAGCGACCGTCGCTAAGACGGGATTCGACAAAGACTACTACCGAGGCTTGTTTGAGAACAACACCGCCCAATCGGTGCCTGTACGCATGGCACTCATCGGTAAGGAAAACTGCGCCAAGACCGGCACAGCAATTAGCATCGCACGACAGGTTCGACCAACAGGTCGCATCTATGTGTTCGATGTTGACAACTCAGCGAAGGCTACCATTTCCTCCGCATATCCCTCCGACGAGGAAATCACCGTCTTGCCACTTCTCGACGAGCGTGACGACAGCATCTTCAACGATGATGCAACGGTCAACTACGCTAACTTGATTGACAAGGTGAACTACTTCGTCAACATTGTTGCTGAAAAGTCAAAGGAAGGAGAAGATATTGCCGGAATTGTATTTGACGGTGGCTCGACTTTCTTGAAGTGGTGCGAGTTCGCCATGACCGATGTCCTTCTCCGCAAGGGCGTCATCAAAGAAGAAGGTGACTCATTCAACCAAAAGGAATGGCGCACCCGCAACCAACTGTTCCGTCAAGTTATGACTCGACTTCACGGTCTTGCTGTACCTTGTGTGTTCTTCACATTCCATCTCAAAGATGTGTCGAACTATGTTGACAACGGCTCCGGTGGCAAAGTGTTGATGAAGGTTGGCGAGCGTCCGGAATGGGACAAGGGCACCATGCGCCTGTTCTCCCAGCAAATCTTTTTGTCACGATACATGAAGAAAGCCGATACCGCCGCAGGTGTCAAGGGCGACCCAACTCTCAAGAATGAAACTGATTGGGTTGTCAAGGCTACCATTGAGGAAATCAAGGGACAACACATGGAACACATCGGACAGACCCACACCATCCTTTCAATTATCAAGGGCAAAGTAAAGTGGGACGGCCTACCAATGCTAACATGGAGTGAGTAAAGTGACTGGTGATTTAGACAAGGCACTTGAAATGGTACTTGCTGTTTTTGAGCAACAAGGCATCGCCTCATCACTTGTGGCTCGACGCTTAGACCTTGCTCTTGAGAGCATTAACCTACTCAAAGAAGGGCTTACAACGCTTACGGAGCGAGTTGCTGACTTGGAACACACCATCGCAGAACTTCCGAATCTCGGAAAGGTTCTCGGTGCTGTCCAAGAACTCCAAGAACTCCATGATGCACCCGCCGCCAAGTTCACGCACTACATCTCCGGAGGTCGGGGACAGTGACCATCCTCGCCCAGCCCGATATTTGCGATTGTGATGTGACGGAGCGAACAACTTCCAACGACCTACCCTCATGGTGTAGCAACTGTGGTGAGCAATTGTCCGAAGAACAAATGACGGAATACTACGACCTCGCTCAACAGGTTTCTATTGACTTAATAAAAGAACAAAGAATCGTCACCGACGACAAAGAAGATGAAGTGGAACTGGCTGAGGTGGAAGAATGAGCATAACTGTTTCCAACAACGACTTGACTTCGTTGCTTAACGCTATGAAGCGCAAGCAGACTGTGAACGGCAAGCAACAGGCCCAAGTCGAGGCTTTGTTGCTCACCGCTACTGACAACACGGTTTTGGCTACGAGCCTCACACGGGACTTGTCCGGTTTGAGTCGCTTTCAAATATCGGCACAAGGTATGGAAGATGATGTTGAGTCATTCCCTGTTCCAAGCATCGACAATTTACTGGGCATCCTCAAACTACACGGTGCCCAAGTCACGCTGACTTTCGATGAAGAAAAGAATCGTTTGCGAGTTAAAAGTACGGGAAAACAAACTACCTTTGACTCGTCCAAGGACGCCAAGGCATTCTCGCACAGTCCCGATACCATCCGTGAGTTTCACATGAAGGGTATTGAGTTGTGCAACCGAATCGAGCATACCGACGGTGTGTACTACCGCACCAACATGGGCGACAAGATTGAACCCATCGCCACCCATCGCATAAACTCCACAGAAATGTATGAGGCTTTGCGTTGTGATACCATGAATGGTCAACGGCTCAACCGCTACCGGTTGGGGATTGAGCATGGTGCAAGTCACCTCGATGTTGAGGTTGGCGACATACACCTCGGACAAACCGTGACCCAAGTTGGAACTTCTCTTCCCTCAACAGTACCTTGGAGTTGGCAGTTCGACGGTGGTCTTGACGAAGTGTTCAAACCATTCTCCGGCGACTGTGACTTGCACATCTTTGACTTCCGTGAACACGGACAAGGTATGCGTCTTCTCGTCATTTGGCCTAACGGCTGTTTCGCTTTCCAAGCAGGAGTGCTTGTTTATTGATTTCGACATGGGTGGGTTGACAGTTAAAAAAGGCAAAAGTGTACCTCCATACGCTCAAGGGAGTTTTTGGTTTCTCTTCCTTGCCACCCGCCCGCCGTCGAACTGAGGTGTTTTTATGACAGATAAAAACCTCGTCAATATCCGCAACGGTACCCTCCGTATCTTGACTCAAGAACAAACCGAAGAACTTTACGCCCACACACAAGGTCGGCTCAAGTCAAGAAAAGTGTATCTCAAATTGGCCGTACTTGCTGTTTTGAAATACGATGCTCAAGGGCGCAATCTCACCGCAGACGAAGTGCGGGTTATTGGGACAAAGTACCTTCCTCGCAACAGTGGGTTTTCGACTCAAGTGGTAGGTACTATTCTCGGTATGCTATCTCGAATGAAGATGGTCAGTCGTTCTTACAACAGACCGCATTCATATTGGTGGAGGAATAACGATGAACTTTGAAATACGAACCGGTGATTGTGTCGAACTTATGGCGGACATGGATGATGAGTCCATTGATACCTGCGTGACCTCCCCTCCCTATTGGGGTCTTCGTGACTATGGTGGTGGCGAAGGTCAATTGGGACTTGAGGCTACACCCGAAGAGTACATTGATAATATGGTAAAAGTATTCCGTGAGGTCAAGCGTATTCTCAAACCCCAAGGTACGCTGTGGCTCAACATTGGTGATTCGTATTGTGCAGGTTCCCGCAAGAGTGGAGTTCCGGACTCCGCCGGTGGTGAGCGTGGACTTCCTACAAGACAACGCAACCAAGCCTCCGGCGACCTCAAGACGAAGGACTTGGTTGGCATTCCTTGGATGCTCGCTTTCGCTCTTCGCGCCGATGGGTGGTATTTGCGACAGGATATTATTTGGGCTAAACCAAGTTGTATGCCGGAGTCTGTGACCGACCGATGTACCAAGAACCATGAGTATGTGTTTCTTTT